GACAATCAAGTGTGGGCAGCATCCATTGACAGTGATATGGTTGACAAGGCCATTCAGCACTTTGGTACACCAATCATTCAGTGTGCAACGCCGCAGATCAGCGCTCCCTCACGGAAGAAGATTTTGGTCCCGCTCCGGCAAAGATCACCACTTCGCTGGCTGAAAGACGGCACGATTGCCTGTTATGGAAGCTTTGATGGATTTCAGGCTACTTCGCGCTCCAAGGTCCGCCGAACTTTGCTGAGCGAGAAGATCGCCAAGGAACGGGACTGGGAGTTGAAGTTTGGATCTCCTGATCTTCGCGATTGGAGGCCATGGCGACTGGCATTATTGGACTCTACGAAGAAGAAGTTCGGAGCACTGAGTCCTAGTCTCATGAAGGACGTGGCACGTGCCTATCTTGATGACATTCTGAGCTTGTTGCCTGCTGGTGCACTGGACAATCTTGAGCCACTGTCTAACAAGGCGACCATCAACGGTATCCAAGGTGTGCGGTTCATTGACAAGATGAATTTCAAGTCGTCTATGGGCGAGCCGTACAACAAGACCAAGAAATCGTTTCTCTCGGGTGAAGAAGGTGATATGTACTTCAGCGAAGAAGTGATGGAGCGCATCGCGTACATCGAGGAGTGCTACAGCCAAGGCATTCGCGTCGCCCCGGTCTTCTGTGGACAGCTGAAGGATGAGCCCCGAGCACTGGACAAGATAGCCGAGGGAAAGGTTCGAGTCTTCTCTGCTGCACCAGCCGATTGGAGCTTTGTAGTGCGCAAGTACATGCTTCCGATCGTCAAGCTCATCCAGGAACATCCCTTCATCTTTGAAGCATCGCCTGGTTGCACCGTTCAGTCTCTTGAGTGGCAAGCCTACTACAAGTTCTTGACGGCACACGGTGTGGACAGATTGGTTGCGGGAGATTATGGCAAGTTTGACAAGAAGATGGAAGCCCTGATCATCTTGCTGGCATTTTGGATTCTCAGGTGCATCTTTGAGCGGGCTGGGTGGACTGAGGAACAACTCGTTCTGATCGACTGCGTTGCGGAAGACACAGCCTTCGCCTTCACCAACTTCAATGGCGATCTCGTCATGTTCATGGGCTCCAACCCTTCGGGCCATCCCTTCACGGTCATCATCAACTGCATTGTCAACGCTCTGTACATGCGGTTTGCATTCGTGACACTGTGCCCATTTGATGGATCCACATACGAGAAAGCGCGTCGATTCAAGGAGTTTGTCAACTTGCTCACCTTCCACATCATCAAGAAGGAGAGTGAGGTGAAGACGAACGCCACTGAAGCAATGGAACTTGCAGAGGGTTACAGACTGCACTTGG